ATCAAGAGCTTCCTTGGGTACGTGAGAGACCATCGACTTAGTCTGGTAAGCATTCAACTTCATCTGTGGCGAAATGTTGCGCGGGTCCGTGGGCTTACCATAAGCTTCGGCTTTCATAAACGTCTTGACGATGCGTCCAACAACACCCAACAAACCGGACTCAAGCAAGTCACGCTTTTGTCCGGGTTTGATCTGCTTTTCAGCAACGGCCTGGAAATCATAGGGAATAGCAAGGTGCGGCTCAGGAATGAGGCGTCGCACAAACTCCTCCATGCATTGCTGCTTGAGAGGTGTCATCTTGAATTCACCAAGGATAGTCTGGACCTGTTCTCGGGGCAACAACACTCGGCCTATGATTGATTGATCTGAAGATGCTTTATTCTTGACTGGAACGAACGCAGGCGGCACACCAAACGGCTTAGCAAAAGCGGTTAACACCGGCTTATCACTAGGATCTGGGGTGTCAAACGCAACCTGCGTCATGAGGGGTGTCGGAACAATATGCATCGGCTCAACATTTCGGTCAATTGTGGTGTTCAGGTACTCAGTAAGGAACGGAGCAATGATGTCTTTATGGGCATCAAGAGCTTCCTTGGGTACGTGAGAGACCATCGACTTAGTCTGGTAAGCATTCAACTTCATCTGTGGCGAAATGTTGCGCGTCGAGAGCAACGAATCAAACACGTTGGAGGGGATGGTGCAAGAAGTTTCTGTGTTAAGTGGAGCTACAGAAACAGTCTTGCCCTCTATGCCATAACAAACGACCTTTGCGAACTTGCCAACTACAGGATTGAGTCGGGCAAGGGCTGGGGCCATAAACCAAGCTATGATGGCTGACAAACCGTAAAAAATGCGGATGGGGGCGAGCAAAACAACCTGTTTGTCTGGGGTGAGACGCCTAGCTTGCACATCGTACATCACAGCTTTGTAAGGTAAGCCGCAAAATTTACGTGTGACAAGAAAGCAGTCAATCCCATAATTCCAGATTGAATGTGTATAGCTAGCGCCTCCAGCAACCTTCCAATTAAGCCGCCCGGCGGAATCAAATGAATAAGAATATTCACCATTGATTCTACCAGCGGTCTCAGGTTGGACGGTATACAGCAAGTGAGGTTTGGCTTCGTAAGCGAGGTGGTCAGGCATGTCGACATAATAGTCGACATCAATGAGTGTGACAACGTGGGAGTTGAGACACACATCAAATTGAGGCTCCGCGGAGGCGTCCTTGGCCCAATAGTACATGCGTTCGCCCGGTACGTTGAGGTTTTGCTCGTTATTGGACATCTGGAACGAATAACGGGTCAAACCAACAGCAACACAAACGGCGTTCATGAATTGGATAGCACCAAGTCTGTTAGCGGCGGAGAGGCCATGGGAATGGTTCTTCAAAGCAACCGGCTGAAAAGCGGGGGTCGTGTTGAAGGCGGACCGAATACGGCGGTAGTCGTGGATGGGCTTGGGTGCAGCGCCAAGCTGGGTCGTTAACAACGCCCGGCCGGTTTTGCGCCACTGCACAGTCATCACCGTGCGGAAAAGCGACGTGATGACCAGCAGGCCAAAGATACCACCAATTATGGGTCCCAAGAACCCTTTCTGATCTGGTTCACGGGAAGGAGGGAACGAAAACTCATCGGTGAGTGGATCGTACTCCAACCCAGTGAGATCTAGCTCAGGGTTCTTGTAATCAGCTGATTCTACGAGTGCATCTACATCCCTCTGGAATGCGTGGAACTCGTAGACTAGTTGAGGCTTCTCGCCCCAACCACTTCCCAAAAAGGGGACCATGCGCCACATTTCTTCACGAATAGTGGGATGGAATTAATTCAGTGAACAGTAAGTAATCTCAAAGTTCG